TAAGCCAGACCTCCCACCTGAAGAAGTGAATCTATATATCAATCTTTGTAGCGAATATGTAAGTGAGGTTTCGATTCAAAGACAAATCAGATTGTTGGATGAGCGACTAACAGAGGTAACAGAAGAGAATCGGTTCAGTAAATCTCTTGCGGACACTATAAAAACAAAGTCAGATGAAAAAGAGCATTGTAAAGCTAGACAAGAAAAATTAATTCAAATCTTGATCGGTAAAAGATCAGATAGAATTAAAAACATGCATAATAGAAATAAGGATATTCTAGGAATAGTCCACGCTTTTACCAAAGAGGATGAGCGCCTGAAGGCGCTGTTAATCGCAGAGAGACAACGAGCTTTAATTGAAGGGGCTATTGATAAAATGGAAACCTCTTCAGCTTACCTGACAAGAATTGTCGGACCATCTAAAAATGAGATATTAAATTAATGTCAAGTATATGCAAAATATGCAACGAGTCTATTAAAAATGATAGACATTTCTATCAAAAGCACAAAATTTCTGCCGCAGAATATTATGTAAAGTATTACCCGCGCAGAGATCTTTTGACAAATGACCCTATTATTTTTAAAAACAAGATAAAATATTTTAGCACCTTTTTTAACAACAAGGGGCATATGAAAAAATGGGTTCTCAAATCTGATAGGGAAACGTTTTTAAAATTTCTCTCTATTCTGGTCGCCCACAGAAACAAAACAAAGCAATTAAAAAAACCCTTGGGAGAGCTTGAACTAACATCCTTAGATAACTTTCCCTCTTTAAGTTTAATCCTTAAAAAGATATCCATAAGTGACTATAAAAAGGTTTTTAGTGACCTAAAGGTAACAAAAGGTTCGTTTTCCGACTACTCTTTAAAGCCAGCGAAAATTAAACACTTAGAAATCGGTGTTGACACCAGAGAGCAATACCCTTTTAAATTAGAGAATTCTCGTCCATTCAAAATGGATTATGGGGACTATACCGCTCTTGGCGAAGATTTTGACAATGTCTTTATAGATCGCAAATCTGATAAGGATTTTATTTCTACTTTTGGCGGTGATGTTGGCAGATTTAGAAAAGAAATAGAAAGAGCAGAAAGCTTTGGGGCTTATCTGGTTGTTTTGGTTGAAACAGACATAAACAAAGTTAAATCTGGTAAGGGTCGGTTATTTTATTATACAAAATGTTCTCCAGAAATGGTCCTTCATAATGTCAGGGAATTAGCCCAAGACTATGATAATGTTCAGTTTTTATTTGCGAAATCTAGGGTGGAAGCACGTAGATGCGTTACTACGATTTTATCATATGGGTCTAAAGTTAGAGAAGTAGATCTACAATATTTATATAACGGAGGAAAATTATAATGTCTTGGGAATTAGGAAATCATTCTATAGAAGATGAGGCTCACATGAATAAAGAGTTGATGAAGATAGAGGGGGCTTTATCCGAAAATGAAGCAAAGATTGCTTTATATAAGTATCTTGTAGCTAACATAGGCATGGCTTCAGAACTTATTATGGGGGTTAAACTTTTTCCGTTTCAGAATGTATTCATCAAAACTATGATGAAAAAAGACTTCTCTTTAATTGTCTGTGCTCGTGGAGCGGGAAAAACATTTTTAACATCTGTATTTTGTGTCCTCCATGCTATTTTTGAGCCTAAGAGTAAAATTCTTGTGTTAGCTCCGTCATTTAAACAATCTAAACTTATTTTACAGCAAATAGAAATCTTTGCCGGTAGTGCCGAAGGGGAAATACTAAGACAGGTAATGCCTAAAATTAATCAAAGCACAGATTTTTGGGAAGCCCAAATAGGGGATAGTAGAATTCGGGCTTTGCCTTTGGGAAATGGTGATAAAATTCGTGGTTTCCGTGCAGATGTCATTATTGTAGATGAAGTGCTCAAAGTCCCGTCTTCTATTCTAGAAGAGGTCATTAAACCGTTTATGGTTGTTAATAAAGACCCCGTAATGAGACAGGAATTATATGATTTGGAAAGCCGCCTTATTAAAGAGGGAAAAATAAAGGAGGATGAGAGAACAAAATTTAAAAACCCAAAAATGGTAGCATTGAGTTCCGCTTCTTTTAAATTTGAGCATTTATATGAAATGTACCAACAATACATAGAAAACATTTTAGATGAAGGAAAAAAAGGAGGAGCTTCCTATGGAGTTATTCAAATTGGTTATAAAGGTTTACCTTCCCAATATCTTTCCGAGACCGTTATAGAAGACGCTAGGAAAAGTATGAGCAGCAGCCAATTTCAGAGAGAATATGAAGCTCAATTTTCAGATGATAGCTCTGGCTATTATTCTATGGCCCAAATGATGAATTGTACAATTCAAGCTGGGGGAAATCCATCTATAGAAGTGCGTGGGGATCCACAAGCTAAATATATCGTGGCCATTGACCCTAATTATAAAGAATCTGCTGATGCCGATCATTTTGCAATGCATGTTATAAAAATAGATGAGATCGCAAGAGTCGGATATGTGGTTCATAGTTATGCGGTGGCTGGAGTGACACTAAAAGAACATTCAAAATATTTTCATTATATATTAAGAAATTTTAATGTTGTTTATGTTATTGTCGATTCTGGTGGTGCGGATCAATTTCTTAGATTCGCCAACGAGAGCAATGAATTTAAAGAATCTGGGATTAGCCTAAAAACCTTTGAGGGCAAATTTGAAAACCCAGATGATGTCAGAGAGCGTAAACAAGAGTATAACTTGGGGACACAAAGCATTGTTCATTTACAGCAATTCCAATCTCAGTGGATCCAAAGTGCGAACCAAGAATTACAAGCGGCGTTTCAGCATAGAAAAATATTCTTTGCCGCCCCACTAAAAGACACTTCTTACGAGACTATCATAAAAGATAAAAAGTGGGATATATCTAAACTTGACTTTGAGGCAAAAAACGCGAAAAGTTTGGATGGTGTTTACTCCTCAGATTTGGATAAGAAAATTTCACTATTAGATCATTTGATCCATTTGTTGGATTTGACACGTTCAGAATGCGCTCTTATTGAAGTGTCTTCAACGTCTTTAGGTAGACAAACTTTTGATTTGCCATTAACCCTCAGAAAAGAGACTGGTCTTAATAGACCGCGCAAGGATTCTTACTCAGCTTTATTGTTAGGGTATCATGCTTTAAAATGTTATTTTTTACTCCAAGATACTGAGGAAGAGAAAGTAAATACAGATTTTGAGATAGTTTTATTTTAAAAGTGTGTATGTAAAGTTGAAAGTTACTTTTAAACTATTATGGCCAGAAAATATACAAAGGTGAGTCCTTATTGGGATAAAACGGGAAAAGAAGAGATGCAAATAGAAGTGCAAGGGGCTACTTCAATACCAGATCTTGAATACGATTCAATATCGTTAGCAAGTGCTCCAACTGCCGCAAGTTCTTCTACCGCAGTGTCTAGGAGCAGCAGACTGAGAAACGCAGGATCCACAATCACAACGGATGAAACCTATGAGCTTCTATCTAAAGAATTTTTACCATATGAAAATCGTGGCGGCAATATCACAGCTAGTAAAGCTATAGAATTAAGTCAAAAGGCTGCTATTGGGGTGTCGATTGTTAGAAACACAATTGAAGTGATGACCGAGTTTAGCACAACAAAAATCCATCTCCATAGCAAGAATAAAAAGGTTAAAGCCTTCATATTAGCTTGGTTAGAAAAGATTGACTTAAGGAATCTTCAAGAACAATTTTTTAGAGAATACTATAGAAGTGGAAATGTCTTCTTTTATACTTTTCATGGGGTGTTTGATAAGAAAGATCAAGACGCTATTAAAAGTGTCTTTGGAGCGAAGCTTGATGAAGTCCCTTTAAGATATATGCTTTTAAATCCTATAGATATAGGGGTCGAGGCCAATCTTGCAATGACCGATGGAGCATATGTAAAGATTCTTAACCAATATGAGATTGGCAGATTAAGAAGCCCCGTAACTAAATTGGAAAAGGATATAGCTGATGGTTTACCACCAGAATTAAAAAAACAAATCAAAAACCCATCTTCTAGTGAAATAGCTATGAAGTTGGATATGGACCGTCTTCGCTATATATTTTATAAGAAACAGGATTATGAACCATTCGGCACTCCCATGCTTTATCCTGTTTTAAAAGATATCGAACAAAAGCTTCAACTTAAAAAGGCAGATAGGATTCTAACTAAGACTATTGAAAACATCATTCTTTTGGTTACTATGGGAGCGGAGCCAGAAAAGGGCGGAATAAATGCAAAAAACATAGCTCGTGTTCAGAATTTATTAAAGAATCCCGCATTTGGTAGAACCTTAGTCTCTGATTATACTACTGAGGCTAAGTTTATTATCCCTGATTTAGAAAAGGTTTTGGGAGCAAGCAAATACGAACAGGTGGATAAGGATATTAAAGAGGGGCTTCAAAATGCCACATTAGGAGAGAATAGGTTCGCTGATACCTTTGTTAAGGTGAAAGTCTTTATAGAGAGACTGAGTGATGGTCAAGAAGTTTTTCTTACAAGATTCTTAATGCCTGAGATAAAAAGTATTTGCGACAAAATGAATTTTAGAGATTATCCAGAGGTCACTTTTGAACAAATATCTCTTCATGATCCAAACGTCTTTAATAAGTCCGTGGTCAGAATGATGGAGTTGGGTATACTTACTCCAGAGGATGGATTTAAAGTTATGGAAAGTGGTTTGTTCCCCAAAAAAGATGTTAACGTCAAAAACCAAGAGGACTTCAAAAAATTAAAAGATAAAGGTTTATATGAGCCCATCATTGGTGGGAAGAAGGATGAAGCGGGACGACCAAGCAATACGAAAGGAACCCCAAGAGACTCTAATACCCCCGGTGTCCAAGTACAAGCCACCGATTATAATAAATTTGTAGAAGTCACAAAGGCTTCTAATGAACTAATTGAAAAAGCGGGGAAAGGTTTGAAGAAGCATGGTGGAAAGAAACGATTAACTAAATCTTTGAAGAATTTAGCGGATTGTATCGCTATGGATATAGTGACGAATTGCGAAATGGATGACTGGGACGATATGTTGGAAATCAATATACTTTCCCAACAGCCATCTCCGATTACAGATGTAACTTCTAAAGTTGCTGAAATCGCAGAAGAATATGGTGTAGATATAAATGAAGCCGCACTGATATATCATTCACAGCAGTAAGGTTTTAGTGTATTGAATTTTAGCATGAAAAAGTATCAATTTAAATCAGAAGCATCTTTGCAGACTTTTATAAAAGATCTGGAGCCAGAAAAATATAAAGTCTTAGAAGATAAGACTATTGAAATTGTAGCATATTCAGAATGTAAAGAGGAAGAGGGAATTTCCGAAGAAATGCTGTGGAAACTTGAAGACATGCAATATGAATTGAGGTATTTTTGGGCAGAGCTTGATTCATTGTGGACATCATTCGGTCAGCATCGCAAAGGACACCTTCCTCCTATTGAGGGGGCGGGGAATTTAGAAGCGGCATTGAAAGTGCTGGGAATGGACAAGGATTATCAGGTTGTAAAACCAACCTTATATGCAAATTCAAAAGGAGAAATTGAAGTAAATTTACCATCCCTATTAAAAGAAGATGAAGAATAAGCACCTTTATAAAGCCAGTTTTGATTGTGAAATAAAGTGCCTTCATCAGAAAGATAAGGACAAATTCCTTGCACAAGCCTCTCTTGAGAATATAAAAGATCATCTTCCAAAAGATATTGATTTTGAGAAAAATGGCGATTTGATTGCTTTTGCGGCAAACGGGACGGTTGTAAATCGTGGAAATAAAAATGGGCATTTAATTGATGCTGAAACCGCTGCTCAAGTTCACGAATTGTTCAAATATAAATTTTTAGACTTAGAACATAATAGAGATCATATTGTCGGAGTGGTAACAAATACCGGCTTTTCAACATATGATAAGAATACTATTATAGCTTCTGAAGAGGTATCTGGTAATACAGATCCATTTTATTTAACTGTTGGCGGCGTTGTATACCGTAGCGTCAACAAAGACTTTGCTGAAAAACTAGAAGAAAGCTCAGATCCCGAATCCAAGCTTTACAGAAAAATTTCTTTATCGTGGGAAATTGCATTTTCCTCGTATTACCTTTTGATAGGGAGTAAAAACCTGTCGGAAGGAGAAATCGTTAAAGATCCAGAAAAGATTGAAGAATATTCAGAATTTCTTAGCTTTAATGGTGGACAAAATAGATTAGAAGATGGGACACCTATATATACTGTTGTTGCTGGGGATGATGTATTGCCGATGGGATTCGGTTTTACATTAAATCCAGCGGCTGATGTTGCAGGTGTTTTATTGGAAAACGAAAAAGCGCAACCCGATGAAGAAGAGGAAGTAGAGGCGACAGCAAATGAAAATAAAACTTCACTTCCAGAAGAAAAAAATGTAAACACACATAAAACACCTTATATACATATGGATATTAAAACTTTAGAAGATTTTTATAAAAATTGGAAAGAGCTTCGAGCACATGAAAGTGCGCCGGATCTTGATTTCGTTTTTAATAAACTTCAAGAAGCTAGTGAAGAATATTCTAAGGATGTTAAGGCTAAGGATGATGAGCTTGCTAATCAAAAAGCAGAAGTTGAAAAACTTAATTCTACCGTCGCTAACCTTACTACAACCATAGAAGAACACAAAGCTTCCTTAAAAATTTTAGAAGAGGAAAAGAATGCTCAAGAAACGGAACGCAAGTTCCAAGAGCGCATGAACGTTATTGATAACGAGTATGAGCTTAATGATGAGACTTCTGCGATTGTCGCTTCTAAAGTTAAGGGGCTTTCTGATGAAGATTTCGACGCTTGGAAAAAAGAATTTGACGTTCTCTCTCATGAGAAATCAAAGGCTTATCTTTCTGAGCAGAAGGAAAAAGAAGAAGCTCTTGCGGCTGAAGCTTTAAAAGCTAAAGCGGTAGAAGATAAAAAGGTAGAAGAAGAAGCTGCGAAAGAAGCTTTGGCCAATGCTAAAAAGAAAGATGGAGAAGACCTTCCTAATGGAAGTGATCATTCCGAATCTGTCAAAGACACATGGGCAAAAGCTCTTAAAGAAGGCTTTGAGATCGTTACCAAATAATTTAAACCAAAAATTAAATAAAATATGGCTTACACAACAATTAACAATAAATTACTTCCCTTTCGTCAATATGATGAGCAAGAAGTAGTTAATTTGTACAGTTTGCTTGGAACCGGCGTAGCTGGAACCTTTGTCAAACTAAATGCTTTTAACCCTTCTGATACAGACGGCTACGGCTCAAGTGTCATCGGGGCAGACTTTGCAGGTACAAAGAATGTTAGATATAACGTTAAGAATACTGTTATCCCATGTACATCTGGAGATACTAAGTACGAAGTGCTTGGTGTTACTCTTAATGATACCAGAGAACATGATGAGAATGGTAATCTCTTAATTTACAACCCACATAAGGCAGCGGAAATGCAAGTTGTTGTCTCTGGTCAGGCTGTTCCAGTCCTTGGCAGAGGTATCGTTACGCTTCGTGCCGACGCTTATGAAGGCATCATTGCTCCGGGTTATGTCGGGATTCCTGATAACAACACAGATGGTAAAATCATCGCTGTTGCTCCATCAGTAATCAGTTCAAGTGGTTATGATGATAACCAAGTTGTCGGAAGATTCTTGTCATCTACGGGTGCGAGATCTGATACAATCGTAGGAGGATACGCTCTATTCCAGATCGAAGTCTAATTTAGAAAGAATTAAAAAATGAAAATTAAACTAAAAAATACTCCTGAACAAGTTGCTCTTTTTAAAGCCCTTGCTTCCGACAAAACAGCAGAGAAACAAGAAGCTCAAGAAGCTCTTGCTGCTTTCTTGGGACCAGTTATTCAAGAAGTTATTGACAAGGCTCCAACCTTGGCGAACTTCTTCACGGATATGCCTTTCCCAAAATATAGTGGCCCTTATACCATCCCTCTAGATCTTTATTATGACATTAAGGAAACTGATTATGTCAGAGTTTGGTCTCAGACTATGGCTGGTGGTATGCCTACCCAACAGACGCATCCACCTGTTGAGATGCCTTTCGGTACTTACACGCTTGATAGCGCGATTACCTTCGATAAGAAGTATGCTGCGCAAGCTCGTTTGGACGTTATCGGAAAGTCCATCAACAGAATGCTTCAGGAAGTTCTAGACAAGCAGGATCTTAATGCTGCTGCTATTCTTCTTTCTGCGTTAGCTAATGCTAGCACAGGTGTTGCTGGAACAGCCACAAAACACATTATTCGTTCCAATACTAAGGATCAGTTTGTGTTCCAAGATCTTAATCGTTTATTCACCCTTATCAAGAGACTTCGTTCTTCTTGGAATGGTGGAACTCCTGAGTCCCGTCAGTCTCGTGGTCTTACCACATTGGCGGTTTCTCCTGAGATCATTGAGTTCATTCGTGGATTGGCTTACAATCCTGTGAATACTGCTGGTACAGTAACCAATATTCCTGCGACGGATAGCCAACGTGAAGCAATTCACAATTCAGTTGGTAATCCTAATTTCATGGGTGTTGAATTAGTGGAGCTTAATGAGTTAGGTATTGGATATCGCTGGAATACTCTTTTCGATGTTCAAGCGGGTGCAACAACCTATCCTAATCATGCTGGAACAGGTTCGGCTGCAGCTTTCGACGGCACTGCCGAAGAAATTGTAATCGGAGTTGACGAAGGTATGGAATCATTACTTCGCCCTGTCGCTACAGATTCAGAACGTGGATCTTCCTTCAACGTTTACCCAGATGATCAGTTCGTCTCTCGTCAGAAGAGAATTGGTTTTTATGGTGAAATGGAAGAGGGTCGTCTCATTGTTGATGATCGTGCGCTGGTTGGAATGATTGTATAATCACTTAACTATTAACCATTTGGAAAAGCCCGATTCGTCGGGCTTTTTCTTTGCCTATTTCACTTCACAATTTATAAAAAATCGTGTATGTTAAGTAGACCCAAAGGGGGTATTTAATTATGAAGAAAGCAACTAAAAAGGTAATAGACGGAAAGGTAGATGGACCAACTGATCTTTATGACTTGTTAGGGGAACACAAAAAAAGTCCCTATGCAGGTATAAACGCAGAACAATATAAAAAAGAAATAGAGGACATGGATAGTTCGGATCTTTATAGTCATGCTATTGAAATCGGGTTAATCCCAATCGACAATAGAAGGGTGTTACTCGCTAGATTAGAAAAAGAGTTTTCGCGACACCGAATTAAAATGACGTCTTCCCAATCAGTCCCAGCATTAGAAGGTAAGAGGGCTAAGAAATTTCTTGATGTTCTACATGGCAAAAAATAGTGTAAATTATACTAAATGCCAACAGGATGTTTTAATATTCAAATTGATCAGGGAAGCACCTATTCTCAAAATCTGACCTTAACAGACTCGTCTCTTGTACCCATTAACCTTTCTGGTTATGGGGCAAGGGGCCAAATAAGGCGTAGATATAGTTCTACAACAGGCTTGGAAAATTTTACTACTTCAGTTATTTCTGAGCCTAGTGGAATTATATCTATTTCTTTGACAGATGATCAGACAGCGGCATTGCCAGTATCTATGCTTGGATATGATATAGAAATATATACCTCTGGAGATGCAACTGTGGAAAGGATTTTGAACGGCAAAGTAGAAATTTTTCCTGAATACACAAGATAATGGCTGATATTAATGTAATTGTTGGAGATCAACCGTCAAGAAATATCACTCTTGGAAATCCTCAAAAAAATATCAATATTGGGACTCCGGGGGTTATATTCCAACCTTTAGATTATAGACAGGGTATCGTAGACTTAACTTCTGGGATATTAGATATTAATTTTTCTTTTTCAACACCCTTTACCGCAGATCCTGTTTTTGGTGGGGATATAATATATAATGGGACTGTGGCTAATGATGGATACGCTTATCATGTGTATAACTTGAGTAGATCTGGTTGTGATGTTTGTTTTTCCGACAACCTTCATTCAACAGGTTATCAATTTCACTATTACGCAACAGCAAATTAAAAATGATACCAGTAGACTTAGCAGACGAAATTTATACAACCGATTTGGATTGTCCATTAGATACATCCATTCCTAAAATTGTTTTTAAATTACTTTCTCTTGTTGGCGAACTGAATACCAGATTAGATTTAAATATAGCCGTTACGGAGTCTGAGTTGTTTGAACCA